GAACAGTTGAGGATGTATGGTGTTGAAGTGCATTATATGCCTCGTAAGTATATAAAAGAAAATACTGTAATAAGAGAAGTAGTACAATCTAAGTTTGATGATGCATATCCTCTTGAGGCATATGTAGATACTTATGATGGTTATGGTGATAATCCAGTTCTTTTAAGTAAGTTTGGTATTGAGCAAACAAACGAAATAACTCTTACTATTTCTAGAGAAAGATGGGAGACTTACATTGAACCATTGATGAAGAATGAAGATGATGTAAAATTAACAACTAGGCCAAAGGAAGGTGACCTAATCTATTTCCCATTAGGAGATAGGTTATTTGAAATTAAGTTTGTTGAGCATGAAAAACCTTTCTATCAACTACAAAAGAATTATGTTTATGAATTGAGATGTGAACTCTTCCGCTACGAGGATGAGGTTATTGATACTGGTGTTGAAGAAATTGATAATGAATTGGTAGGTGATAATGTTGATGGAACATCAGAAGATGGTATTCCAACAATATTAGGCCCAACTCAAACATTTACATTAGTAGGTGCTGCATCTACTGCTGCTGCATATACTGGTATAGTAACCACTGGTGGACTTAATTACTTTAGTATATCAAATAGGGGCGGTGGATACATTACACCTCCTACAATCGGTTTATCGTCAGCACCTTCTGGTGGAACAACAGGTATTGCAACTGCAGTTCTAATTGCTGGCATTCAATATTGCAATTTAAATATAGGACTTAACCAAAAATCAGTACAGTCAATTGAAATTGCAAATCCAGGTGCAGGATATACTGTTGCACCAGGTGTAGCATTTACTAGTAACACTGGTGTCGGTGCTGCAGCAACTGCACATATTGCTGATGGAACATTGGGTGTTGCAACAGTTACAAGTTCTGGTGGTGGATTTGTAACTGCACCAACTGTAACATTTGCAGGACCAACAGGAGTTGGAACAACTGCAGTTGCTGTTGCTGTAATTAATGAAGCTGGATCTGTTACTGATGTTAGATTCACTAATACTGGTGCTGGTTATACTGCTGGCGATCTTCCACTTACCGCAACATTCTCTACTCCAGCAACAGGATCGCAAGGAGATTATAGATTTAATGAAACAGTAACTGGTGCTATAAGTAAAGCAACTGGAAAGGTAAGGACATGGGATTCTGTCTCGAATATTTTAGAAGTATCTTCTATATCAGGAACCTTCTCAATTGGCGAAAATATAACTGGTTCTCTATCAGGTGCAGTTCATGCTCTAAGACTAGTTAATACAGATCCAACTGATGATGGATTTGCGGATAATATTAATATTGAGACAGAAGCAGATAAGATATTAGACTTCTCTGAGCAGAACCCATTTGGAATGCCCTAAATAAGATACCAGGACTATAACAATGTTTGAATATTTTTATAACGAGATTCTGAGAAGAACCATTATTTCTTTTGGTACTTTGTTTAATGGTATAACCGTTAAGCAAGATGATTCCACTATCAAAGTACCATTGGCATATGGTCCTACCCAAAAGTTTTTGGCAAGATTAGAGCAGTCACCTGATTTGAATAAGGCTACTGCAATAACTCTACCAAGGATGTCTTTTGAGTTTACTGGACTAACCTATGATCCTGCAAGAAAGGTAACTACTACTCAACAGTTTACTGTAAAAGATCCTGATACGGGAAAAGATTCAAAGAAAGCATATCTACCTGTTCCTTATAATATGCAATTTGAACTTGCCATCATGTGTAAGTTAAATGATGATGCACTTCAGATTACAGAGCAAATATTACCATATTTTCAACCTGCATATAATGTAACTGTTAATTTAGTTTCTTCAATTAAAGAGAAAAGAGATATTCCTATTGTATTGGAAAATATTACAATGGAAGATGACTATGAAGGAGATTTTACTCAGAGAAGAGTACTTCTTTATACATTGAGATTTACTGCAAAAACATATCTATTCGGCCCTGTATCCGATGCTTCCAAGGATATTATCAAGAAGTCTACTGTCAATTACAGAGGTGGAAAGGCACTTCCTGGTCAAAGAGATGTTACATACTCAGTTGCACCTAGAGCAATTAAGAATTACACTGGTGATGTTGTAACTAACTTAAGTAATGATATCTTAATAAGCGATACTATTATTGCTGTTGATAATGCTTCTAGTATAAATGCAAGTACAAATACTACAAGAGTGTACATTACTATTGGTGAAGAAGAGATGAAGGTTATTAAGAAGGATGGTAATAATCTTACTGTAGAAAGAGGTAGAGACGGTACAACTCCTGCGTCTCATCTAAGGGGTGAAGGTATTGGTTTAATTACTGATGCAGACGATATATTAATTCCAGAAGGTGATGATTTTGGATTTGATGGAGCTACCTTCTAATGAAACAATTAGATAAGGCATTTAACATTACTCCTGTTGAAGTGTCTACTACTCCTGAAAATGGATGTTCTCCCAAGAAGGAACAACTTACTAATATTACTAAGCCCGAAAAACCTGATAGATTAACTAAAGATGATATATCAAAAGACTATGATTATACAAGAGGTAATCTTTATAGTATAATTGAAAAGGGTCAAGAAGCTATTGATGGCATTCTTGAACTTGCACAGGAAAGTGAACAACCAAGGGCATATGAAGTTGCAGGACAACTTATTAAGAGTGTATCTGATGCAACTGATAAGTTAATGGATCTTCAGAAGAAATTAAAAGACGTAAATGAGGACGATAAAAAATCACCAACTAGTGTAACTAACAATGCATTATTTGTTGGTTCTACTGCAGAACTAGCAAAGATGATCAAACAAGAAAACTTGAAAAAAGAGTAATTTCTTGCTAAAATAAATATTTCATTAGATATATAAAATGATAGAGGTTATTAGTGTCGATTAGAAATCCCTCGGATTTTTTTAAGAGAAAGAAAAATGATTCTTTGAAAGAAGAACAGGCTCAAAAAAGATTAGAGGAACAGAAATTAAACGATAAGAAAATCGACGCTCCAAAAAGGCATTTTGGTGAAGATAAGGTCGTAGAAGAACCTGCTGCAATAATTCCAGAACAAGTAAATGTTGATCCATATCTAGAAGAAATAAATTCACTTAAGTCTGATATACAGTCAGTAGTAGGATTAATTCCCGAAGAAACAGATTTAACTGAAGTTTTTAATACATTAGAAAGTTTAAAAGAAAGAATAGATAACGTTGCTGATAAGGCAAGTTATGATGGTGATATTGCAATACTTCGTTCTGAGATAAGAGAAGTAGAAAGAATTAAAACGGAGCAATTTGATCCATCAAATATTAATTCAAACCTTGCATCATTAAAAGAAAGAATCGAATTAGTTCGTTCTGAGATTCCTACTGTCCCAGAGCCTGTTTTATATGATGATCAGATAGATGAAATAAAAGGATTAATAGAGCAAGTAAAGGGAAGTATTCCCAAAGTACCTGAAGTAAGGTATTATGAAAAAGAATTAAATTTAATATTAGATTTAATTGAAGGATTAAGGGATGATATTCCTACAGTTCCTGAAATACCTGAGATAAAGTATTATGATGAGGAAATTTCTAGTGTAGAATCGCAGATTAAGGAAATAGAATCTTCATTATCCAATCTACCTGAGATAAAGCATTATGATAGTGATATTGATGAAGTAAAGGAATTACTTGAAAAATTAGATACTAAAATTGCAGATATACCAGAAATAAAATATTATGACAAGGATCTTAAAGATTTAAAAGATAAGATATTAAATGTAGAAGGATCTATACCAACAGTTCCTGAAGTAAAATATTATGATGAAGAAATTAAAGGTCTTAATGATGAGATTGTAGGTTTATTTAAAAAAGTTTCATCTATTAAGATACCAGAAGCAAAATCTTATGATGGTGAGATAAAGAAGATATACTCTTCATTTGAAGAAAAGAATCAAACTCTTCAAAATAAAATTGAAAAACTTGAAGAAGCTTTTGAAGAATTTGACAAAGAAGTTATTTCTGAAGGACTTTTAAATATTCCCCCTAATGAGAATAATTCAGACCCATTAACACCATTAGATCAGAAGTTTGTAACCTATGAAAAACTTCAAGAGAATTATAGATTATTTGTTAATAGAGTTCAGCAACAACTAGCATCATTTGGTGGAGGTGGTATAGAAGATGCTCCTACAGATGGTCAAGAATATACTCGAAAGGATCAAAAATGGGTTGTAAACACTGGTGGAGAACAACCTACTGGAGTTGCTGGAACTTGGGGAGTAGGTACTGTTGGTATTCATACTGTTAAAAATGTTGGTATTGGTTCTACTGCAAGATCTGATAGTACATTATTTGTTTATGGTGATGCTGAGATAACAGGAAGTATATCTGTAGCAGGTACTATAACTAAACAAGATTTAACTAATGTTGATTCTCTTGGTATTATTACTGGTAGAAAGGACATTGATATACTACGCAATGCTAGATTATCAGGTATTACTACCATAGGTGATACTAGTGGAGTAGGAACGGTATTCATTGGAACAGGTAATACTACTTTAATTGTTGATGGTAATGCAAGAGTACTTGGTATTCTTACAATTGGTAGATCTTCAATTACCATTGATGGTGATAATGAAGAGGTTAGTGTTGGTATTGTTACTATTACTAATGAATCAGTTACTGTTGGTGATAATGTAAGTATTGATGCTACAGCATCGGGTATTAACTCTGCACCCAATGTCTATTATGTTGCTAAAGACGGTATAGATACAAATAATGGAACATCTATTGACAATGCATTTTTAACTATTAAAGCTGCTGTTGGTATTGCTGAATCTGGATCAACAATTAAAGTTCTTTCAGGTAATTATGTTGAACAAAACCCAATAGAAGTCCCTGCATTTGTTGCTATTGTAGGTGATGATCAAAGATCAGTAAAAGTACTTCCTAATACAACAAATAAAGATTTATTCCATGTAAGAAAGGGTGTTAAATTAGCAAGTATGACCTTTAGTGGACATACTGCACCTGCAGCTGCTGTT